AAAAAAACGGAGATTGAAAATACTAGCGTTTCCAATAAAGAACCAACTTTCTTAAGAATTTAAACCTATTGTACTATAACTGCCCAACGTTTTCAAATACTTGCTATCGCTTATCAATAGTTCATTTTTTACTTATTTTTCGTTAAAATCATTCTCATTAATTGCTATCGTTTTTTTAAAACCGTATTCATCTTCGTATTCATTTTTATAATCATATTTGCCCGTATAGTTGAGAAGGTTGCAATTTATTTCTAATAGTTTACAAAAGGATCAGTGACTAATTTCACTGTTTTTATTTTTGACAATAATGCGCCACAATTCCCCTTTCTATTTTTCGAGAAAACGCTTTTTTGAATAATAGGATTGTAATTTCTGTTTCTAATCGTTCAAAATGCGTGTTTTTGCAAAATAGAAAACCATGACGATGATCACGGTTCCTGCTTATATCCATATTCAATTTCGGCTTCACGGCGCATTTGCGAAGCTTCTTCCAGATAGACGCTACTACCTAAATATTTTGTTTTTTTATCAACGTTGATATACGCAACATACCTCAGTTCCAAAATAGCAACAAAAAAACCGCAAGCTATTGCCTGCGGTCTAGTGTACTATATTTTTAATTTTATACCGGTTTTTTAGTCAGTTTGTTAAGATAGCAATTCATTAACTCTATCTTGAACAGCTTGTGCATCGTATCCAGCGTTTGTTAAGCTATCGAAACGTTCTTGTCCGTTGCCCCACAAACCCTGTAATACTTCTTGTGCTACGCTATCAAGGTCTGAATTAGCGTTTCCACCATTTAAAAGACCATCCACTCTGTCTTGTACAGCTTGTGCGTCATAACCAGCGTTTGTTAAGTTGTCGAAACGTTCTTGCCCATTGCCCCACAAGCCTTGTAGCACTTCATTTGCTAAAGTATCCAAGTCTTTACTAGGGTTTCCAGCATTTAAGAGGTCATTTACCTTAGCTTGAACGGCTTGAGCATTATATCCCGCATTTGATAGGTTGTCGAAACGCTCTTGTCCATTACCCCAAAGACCTTGAATAACTTCACTGGCTACAGTATTAAGGCTTTTTAGAGCGTTTTTACTGGTTACATTATCCTCTTCGGCATCATCTAACAATACAATATTCTTGTCAAACGGATTTGAAGAGTATTGCCACCAGCGAATGCCGTCCATGCTTGGGAAATAGTCAAAGTCAGCTGTACCATCGTTTAGCCCATATCCAGCAATCCAAAGGCTATTTGGGAATTTTGCAAGAATCTGCTCATAATAGATATTATTGAGCGTGAATGGCTTGTAGCTGTAATAGATTGGCTCATAGCCAGTTTCTTTGAGGATTTCCATAAAGCGAATACATGCATCTGTATTTGCCTGTTTATCTCCGCTAGCGTGATCTTCGTAATCAAGACACAAGTATTTTACTTTTTGAGGTACATTGTCAAGGAAGTAGCGTGCCTCTCTTTCTGCCTCGTCTACGTCTCCACCAAACCAAGCAAAGTGATAAAACCCGATAGGATTTGATTGTTCCACTTGTGCGGATAAGCAAGGGTTGATATAGCTTGTACTTTCAGAAATTTTGATAATAGTATTCTGTGTACCCATGTCAGACAAAATACCTGTAATATCGTATCCATTGTGGCTAGACACATCGATGAATAGGTCGTTTTTTTTCATTTGTTTATTTTCCTTTCGTTTTATGGCAATGCATTAGGCCATTGCTCCTTCATCATTGTGCATGATGTAGTATTTTGGTTTTTCGGTCGGACGAGAACCTGCAATTCCATTGAAAATCGTATTATTAATGATTTTGATCATTTCTATTGCTCCTTCCACGCATCATTCATCTGTTTAACTGCTGACTCAACAAATGTGTCCAAGTCCTTGTCAGTCATGCTAATATTGTACTTGCTAAGCTCTGTACGGATTTTAGTTCGTGCTTGCTCTAATTTTTCTTCGCCCTTGTATCCAGTTTCAGAAGTGACTTGCTCAACAGCATTGACTGCGTTCTTGGCAAGGATTTCAGCGATTTTTACCGCTTTTTCTCCGCCTTTTCGTAAAAGATAATCTTTTACTGCTTTTACGATACTGCCTGTTGCCACTGCTAAAAAGCCTGTAGCAAATGCAATAATGATTTCGTTAAATTGTGACATGTGTTATTCTCCTTTGTTTTTGTCGTCATCGTTCTCAAGCAATCGTTGAAATGCTTTCAAGATTGGCTGAAAAAGAATGACATTTCCTTTTAATTTGCGATAATTTTCAACGAGCGATTGAAATGTGAATGCGATGTACCCGAGATAAATAGAGTACAAGAATGCGAAGCCTGTCTTCTCGGGCAATAGGACAGACATTGGAATAAGGATCATCAATAAGAGAACCCCTAAAATCTTGCGAAGGAGCCCATTGATGCCGATTTTACTCTTGTATTCAATATCAGGATTGACAATCGCAGCAATAGTTCCTGTCACAAAATCAATAATTTCCATTGAAACAATTAGAGCTAGAGCATACAATACCAAACCATCTTCTGTTTGGATGAGGCTTCTAAAAAAATTGAAAAATTCAATATGCATATCCACCTCCTACTCTTTATGTTCATCTGTTTCTAGCTCTGCCAAAATAGCATCTTCGATCTTATAACGCAGTTCTCGCAACTCTTGTTCATGTTTACGCATGCTGCTACGATTTTTAGCATACAAATCCGGGTCATGCAGTGTTTCAGATGTTGTTGAAACAGCTTCATTGTCTGTATTGACTACAGTAGTTTTGACCAATTTTTGTTGATCTCCATCTTGTGCAAAAAATTCAGCTACTAGCTGACGTGTTTTAGTGACTTTTAGCATTGTCATTTCCTCCTTTATAAATTAATTATCCGTTAATAATTAGGGATTTTTTACGATTGTTATATTTTAAATGATACGTTATCAAAGTTGAGCCATGTAGCGTCAACGTTCTTTCTTACAACTATTTCTCCCGATGTTAAAATACATAAAACTGCGACTGTAAAATCATCGTTGAGCGCAAAAACGTAAGTTGAATGTAACGGTCTAAATCTCACTGGTAATTGAGCTATAACCGTTCCATAAGCTGTCTTCCCTTTCGCCCCAACTCCACGCAAATACACCACTCCATCGAACGACTTAGAATATTGTACATTATTGTACTGTTGATGATGTTGCCACCCATTTTGTAGAGTTATGTTTTTCCAAGGAGTCGGATCGCTTTCTGATTTTAGCAGAGCTACATAATCAGAGTTGTTAGTGGATTTTGATTGTTGCACTAGGTAGCGCCATGGCCTCCAGTTGTTATCAAAACCATTCTCCCTAACTGCCATATACCCTGAAGATGTCGTGAAGCGTTGGATACATTCCTGAGAGTTAGGGTTAGGGTTAGGTCTGAAGACCTCCAACATCCCCCAAGTCCCAAATGGATTGTTTTGAGAGTTGCCGTCTATCCACCAAAAGCCAGTATTTTTCATGGAATTAAAATCCTGTTTAATGATCTTCCCACATCCATTATTGTCAGTGATTTGATACTGTTGGATAGGCTGATTATTAGCGTAGATGTCACCCTTAACATCAAGAGCGCCTTGCTCACGAATTTTGTTGACGCCCACGCCAAAGCGGTCATAAGACAAAACCACGCTCTCTGTGGCCACATTGACCATGAAATCAGTCCGTGTGAATTTGTCCTCAAGCGTGCCGATCACAACCCAGGACTGATTTGCTAGATAGTTCCCAGCAAGGTTAGCTTGTGAATTGACTAGACTTGAGATACTTGTCCATGCTCCAGTAGCTTGTCCTGTATCCGCTTGAAAATTAGTAGTACCAAGTCTTGCAACTTTGAAAGTCAAGCTCATTGAGTTCTTTTGACTCCCTGATACTGTCAGAGGTGCAATCTTGGCATTTCTTGTGACCGTCAATGTGCTAGATGTTGAACCTGTTCTTACAATGCTAAAGCTAAGCGCTGGAGCAAAATACTCAAGCACTGTTACAGATACCTCTCTAGTATCTGACCATCTGCCACGGCTATCAGAGACTCTTGCTCTGATTTTGATAGCTCCGTGGTAGTTCATAATGCCAAGACTGCCACCGTTTGAGCTTGTGGATTGGTTCTTGCCGACAATCTCAGCATAGTATCCAGTGATGGATGAGCCGTAAGAACCAACTGCACCATTAAACGCTACTTTGATGTTAGAGATAACCTGGATGAATGTGTTACCATTTGGGATGAGATTTTGTGCTGCACCATTTAGATCCGACAATGAAACCCCTGCAAAAGTAGGCTTGATATTAGCTGGTACACTTGCCGTCAAGGTTGTTGACTGTGTGCCAGTCTTGGTAGAACCTGAATACGTATCAACGTAGATAGTCCCTGTCCCACTCGCTGAGTTTGGGATGTCGTTTGAAAAGTCAAGAGGGATCATCCACGTTGTGGATGTGTCTACATTCGTCGCAATCGTTCCACTCTTACCAGCCCAGGCATAGCGCACTGTATGCTTAAAACTGGAACTTTGACGGTTAATGTTGATAGTAACCGCACTGCCAATGACCCCAGTGCTCACGCTCACAGAGCTAGATCTTGGGATTGTTGTCAAAGTAAACGAGTTACCATCAATATTTAGTTCGCCAGGAGACCATCCACCACTCCCTGAAAAGCTAGCGGACAAATTAAATGTCTTGGTTCCGTCTGCGTTATGGCCGACTGTGACAGT